GATACTGGTACTACTCTATTACCCAAATAGATTGTTCCACCAGTACTTGTTGCCAATGCTGCTGAAGTCGAACCACCACTGGTGGTTGATGAGAAGAATCTTCCCTTACTAACAGACAGTTGACTGGCACTCTTAATACCCATTAAACAATCTCCGTACCAAACATAGAGAAACATAAATTGGCATTACTTGCATACACAGTAACAACATCGGTTGTTGCTAGAGTGACACCTAATGAAATGTACATTGAATCGTTGCCTGCCACAGTTGTATCATAATTGATATAATGTTTTAGTGCCAAAGATTCACCTGTTGGTCTAAAGGCAATTCTGAAAGTTGCGGATGTTGCACCAGTATTACAGACTGAGATTGTGGAACATACTGTATTTGTTAAAGCAGGCACAGTATATACAGTCGTTGCTGTTGTTGCTGCTGGATTTGCTTGACCTAAAATTTTATATAAAGCTGCCATATTTTTTCCTTATATCCCTAAAAATAAGAAGGGACTTAAAATGTCAGGTAATGTTTGAGTTGGTGCGGATGCATTACCACCAAATGTTGTTATTTCTACAATGGCATTGTTAGGTGCCGCTGAAGATAATGCAAGTGTTGTACCAGATATTGTGTAAGCACTCTTTGGTTGTGCAACACCATCAACAACTAACATGGTAAATTTCTTATCTGCTGGTGTTACAGTTAATAAGAATGTTGTGTTTGAACCATTACCGATAAATGAATCTACGTTTGCTGATAATTGTGATGAGTTTGCTTGAATGAGAGCCGCATTGGCCTGTGTGTACGCATTGTTAGCCTGAGTTCTAACCCATGTATCGGTAGAACCCGTATTGGCTTGAGCATAAGCCGCATTTGCACGAGCAAAGGCACTATTAGCAAAACTTGCGGCTGAGTTGGCTGTTGGCCAAACATACGTATTTGATTGGCTGAATACAGCATTAGCTTGTAGGAAAGCACCATTGGCAAAACTAGCTGATGTATTAGCAACACCAAATGCACCGTTAGCAAATGATGCTGCTGAGTTTGCTTGTGTGAAAGCACCATTAGCAAAAGAGTTTGCTGTGCCAACCATGTTAGTAATCGTGGCACTAAAATTGGCATCATTACCTAATGCGGTTGCCAATTCATTTAATGTATCTAATGTGCTTGGTGCTGAATTTACTAGATTGGCAACAGCTGTACCAACATAAGTTGTTGTTGCATAACCAACTGTAGCGTGGTTGCCCCAAGCATATGCCGAGTTGGCAACCAAAAAGGATGCATTAGCAAACTCTGCGGCTGAGTTTGCTTTATTAAAAGAATTATTAGCTTGTGTTCTTACCCATGAATCGGTAGAATTGTTCGCTTGCAGAAATGCAGCATTAGCTGTATTGTATGCGTTATTAGCCTGACCTCTTACCCAAGTGTCAGTAGAATTATTTGCTTGTGCGAACGCAGCATTAGCACGAGCGAACGCAGAAGGAACCAAAGATGAAAAGTCTTTGGTTGAATCTAATCTTGACGGTGGGACTTGAGTTGACATTCTTTATAACCTTTTCATTCTATTTATTTCACTTTTTTTGTTGAAAATTTTAGATGTACCAGGTTTGAGTGACAGTAGGTGTTGCGGCTATTGCATTTCCGTTTGCTGATAGTTCCGTACCTGAACTGTATGCGTATGTTGGTAGAGGAACAATCGTTGATATTGATGGATCTATTGTGTTAGAAGTTACTACCGAATTAAATGAATTTGTGCTAACAGTTACAATACCTTCAACATTTTGTGAATGTATATCTGTTGTAATGGTATTAATAAACGTTAATGTATTTTGAGTAGTATTTCCATCCAACACTGTCAATGCCACTGATCCATTGGAACTTAATATTGCTTCAACATTCTGTGAATGTATATCTGTTGTGATGGTGTTAATTGGTGTAAAAGAATCTACTGTTGTTGAAAAACTATTCGTAACAACAGCAGTTGAAGTTCTAACTGTAATAGCTATTGTGTTTGCGCCAACAGTAACAAATCCATTGGCTGAAGATAACAAAGGAGCCGAGGTGTTTGTGGTAATTATTAGTGTGCCTGTTCCTAAGTTTGTAGTTGGCCCAGCGGAAGTAAATGTTCCTGGATATTCTGTATTGGCCGCAACGTTTCCGTTACCTGTAACAACAAATGCATTTGTACTATAATCAGTAAGAGTAGTTTGACTCTTACATGTTAATAAACTTGTTTGTGTACCTGTGATTGCAGCGATACCTGTTCCAGAACTTTGTGTTGCAAATAATGGTGTTACAGAAGGAGTAAAGTTTGATGTATAAACTGCAAGACCTTTAACGACTCTTAAATTAGAAATGTTTCCTTGAAAATCAGCATATTGAGAACCACCTATTCTAACCAATGCAGCTGCACCAGCATAATTAGTACTATCTGCAGCAGTTGTAGATTGACCTGTTCCATTAATCCAAAATTTCATTGTGCCAGATGTTCTAGTAACAGCAATATGTGTCCAAGAACCATTAGTTGGATTTGAAGTCAAAGAACTGAGTGCAATAGAAAATAGATTAGCACCAGCATTTGAATATTGCCAATATATATTACCATTGATAATCAACCAATTCCAATTAGTTCCACCTGATGCATGCTGACTAATAATATCAAATGCTTGGTCTGTAGTTTTAATCCAACATTCAATAGTAAAATCACCTGTGCCAAACTGAAAACCAGAACCGTTGGTAACACTTAGATAATCGGTAGTACCATCAAAATAATTACTACCCAATGGTAGTGCGGAAACAATATTCGTAATTGTTCCAGTCAAAGGCAAACTATTTAACTGTGAACTAGTAACATTACTACCTGTGATGGCATAAGGAATCAATGTGTTATTACTTAGACCTCTTGTCGCAGCTGTGTATGTTAAATTTGCACCCCAGTATCCACCAATTGGTCCTGTAAAAGATATTAAAAATGTTATAGGTATGTTTAGTGTGTAAGAACCAACAGTAATAGTTAATGTGTTTGCTGTAGCAGTTGTTGGTGTCGTTTGTATAATTAATTGTGATGTACTGTTAGCAAAAGTAAAATTGCCAGTAAGTGATGCATTATTAATTTGTGAACTACTTACTCCGGATATTGTGTATGCAGCATTACTTCCATCAGCTAAGTCATCAGAATATGTAAGTGTTAAACTATCACCCCAATATAAAGTGTTTGCGCTTGCTGATAAACCACCACCAAGAACTGTAAATGTTCCACTAGTAGTGAATGTATGAACTGTATTTGATCCAACTGTTGTGACAGTACCGCCTGTCGCTTTTTGACTTCCTGCATACTGTATAATTACTATACCAGAACCACCTGCTCCAGAACCAGTAGACCATCCGCCGTTAGATGCCCAATAAGATCCGCCGCCTCCGCCGCCACCTGTATTGACTACAGCAGTTGGTATTCCGCTACCTTTAGTAGTAGCATTTATTTCATTGGTATAGACATTATAACTGTAATATGTGGTTGTACCAGAACCTCGGCCGCCACCATAAAATCCATCACCTGCTCGTTCACTACTGTTACCGCCACCGCCACCGCCGCCAGCCAGATAACGAGTGGTTCCTGTCCAATCATTAGTAATACCAATGCCGCCATTGCCACCAGGACTTGATCCTGTTCCGGCTTGACCGACTGCTCCAGCACCACCACCGCCTGCGCCAGTCCAAGTTGTTGATGTTGATCCGCCGTTATTACCTAGTACAGTTAATGTTCCTGCTGTAAGGTTATTGTTCGCTAGGCCGCCACCAGATTGATAGTAAGCATTACCGCCGCCTGAACCACCGTTCTGACTTGACGATGAAAAACCTACACCTGAACTACCACCACCGCCACCACCTTCTGCAACATAACTACCTAGACCAGAATCAGTACCTTTAACTCCATTGAGAGCAGTAGCATTAGCAATTGCTGCACCGCCTGCGCCAACAGCCACAGCAAAAACACCGCCGGCCGTTGAAATGGATCCTCTAAGAACACCACCAGCGCCGCCGCCGCCGTTCGCATTAGTAGTATTGTGGTTACCACCACTACCACCGCCAGCTACAATTAGTGCTTCAAAACTAAGTCCCGGAGTGATTACAACATTTGCTGAATATGTTCCTGTTGTGATTGATAGTGTTTTTGTTTCAGCAACTTTGACTTTTGTTGGTACACTAAGTGTGAAAGCACCTGATGCTGAAGTAAAGTAACCTGTTAAAGAAGTGCCGTTTAAATCTGCTGTTGTTACGCCAGTTATTGTATAAGATACATTTGCTGAATTACTATCATACAAAGTGAAATTGATAGTTGTTCCACTAAAAACTGTGTTTGCTGGATTTAAAAATCCATTGACCAATGGTGTGGTGGTACCATTCCATGCGTATGTACCAGAATAAACACCCTTAGTTGTTACGCCTGTTGTTACATAAGTTGTTGCATTAACTGTTTGGCTGGTCAAACAACCAGTAAATGTTGCAGAACTTGATGTTGTCGTATTGAATACTGTGTCGGTTATTACTAAACCTGCACCGCCAGAATAATCAGCAGCGGCATTTGCTCCATTATAGAACGTAGAGTTATATACTTTACCTGTTGGATTACCACCGTTATCATATTGTACTGACCAAGCATTGTTGGAATTTACTTCTTGGAATATTGTATTATATGCCGAACCTCTGAAGTTTACAGACTCATCATTTAAAACTGATACTGTATAACTGGTTGTTCGTCCACTGTTGTTGCGCTTTAATATGGCGCCATAAATGGCCGAACTAGAATTTACAAAATTGAGTGGCGCAAAATCTCGTACTGCGGTTGCATCAGTACAGTTTATGATTACTTGACCGGCAGAACAAACAAATATTCTAGGATTCCCACCGTCACTTATACATGCTGCGCCATAACCATTAGCTAATGCGGTTGCTGATATATTATATGTGCCAGCAAGAATGACAATGGTTACTGATGTTGCTGTACCGCTTGTTGCACTTAATGCCGCTGCAATGGTCAAGTACGGTGTGCTTACCGTATTGCCGTTATTACTGTCACTACCCGAAGCACTTACATATTTTACCGATGCTGAACCAGCTACGATTAACTCGTAACTATCTGGAAATCCATAAGTCGCTAATACATTTGCCATTTATTTTTTAATCAACCACATGAGTTTTCAAAAAAACTCCTGTTAAGCTTTTCTTACCAAGAACATGTCTCTATATAGACTGTCATTTCCTATTACGTATGCATAATATGCTTCATTATTAACCACGAATGTTTGACCTGGTGTGTAGTATTGTTGTAAGAAAGTATCTGATCCACTCATACTCTTATATAATCCTATTGCTGTACCGCCAGCAGTTGTTGCGCCTTGTGTGTTCTTTGCAAATACAATTGGAAATGCAGGAGGAACAAAAGTGCCTGTCGATGGATCCATTGTTGGACCAGTTACTTGATAATTTCCTCTGATTTTTGATTTAAAATTGGAAAATCCTGATGAAGGACACATTGGTACTTGCATCTCATTTGCCCAATGGTATCTAGGATCTCTGATGTAAGTATTCCACTGTGATGTTGAATAGGAATAAGCTGAAAGTGGATCGATATAGTTGCCTGATAGGTCAAGCACAGCGGCAGATGTGGCGTTGTTGACTTGGTTGTTTATTCGATACCAAAATGGTGAATTGTTTACTGTGCCTGAACTTGAAAGAGTTCTTGTCCACATACTTGCATTTGATCCACAAGATTGGTCGTAATAGGCCGAGGCATCATAACAAACACTTGCTATCGGTGGATTATCGTTATATGAATCTTCCCAAGCTTGAGTAGTTCTTAGTCCGACATACATCATACCACCAGGTCCATAACCTGCCGTTGATGATAGGCCGCCTGACATTAATATAAAATATCGTTCAGTGCTAGCCACCAACCATTCACCTCCTTGTACTCCTGGTCCCCATGGAGTATAATTATATGCAGTGGTTGAAGTATCTGTTCTATTAACATCAAATCGGTTACTAGTATATTCTCCACCATAACTAGGCATATATTGAGCTGTACCTAACAAATAATTTCCACCCGCATTAGCAGTTGTATTGAAACCGTGTGAAACTAATATGTGAGGATAAGTTGTATATGCTCCATTGAAAAGATGATTCACATTAGTTCTAAAACTCAACTTGCGAAACGGATATGCACCCTTACCACTATCTCTAGATAGGTCTAATGTATAAGGCGAAGCAAAACTTGTACTATAGTCTGAAGTTATGTTTGTATTAGCGGTGTTCGCCCAACCACCACCTTCAGCATTACTGATAACCTGTGTGATTACATCTGCTCCAGCAGGTGTAACTGCCGGTGCAGTTTGTGATAAAGCACTTGGTGTTGAGTTTGCAGCTGCAGTAGTTATAGCTCGTATTGCTCGTAAAAAATTTATAGCAACTGCTTTTTGGTCGGTTACTGTACCGTTAACTGATGGGTTAATTCTACATAACATATTTTTTACTCCGTTAGTAATGAATAATCATTAATTGTGAATCTTCGAACACTGCTTCCGTCAACGTAAGTTGTGTGTGCTCCGTATATATTTTCAGGAATTTTATATAATCCATAAATTACAGACAATACGTTGCCGTTATCTTCGTGATTAATAAACACTGGATTTTCTATTACAACTACAGAACCATTTTCATTATATTTTCTTAATGGTGGTGTACTGACCAGGCTCATGGCGGCCTGTGGGCCATAAGAATTAGTTGTAAACTTATATCTATAGGCGTTGGTTCCACCGAAATATTCAGATTCTAAATCAATGCCTACCATTAATGATTCGCCTGTATATATTCTTGACACACCATTTTTACCAATGTCAAAAATACCAATAGATGTTGCATTGTATGGACTACTTATAACAAGCATTTTACTACTTATAACAATGTCGATACCGTGTTGTAGACCATAAGCATTAAATGTGTTTGGTAATATGTTGGCACTTACAGGTCTAAAAACTTGCCAGTAAGTAAATCCAAATACTGAGTTCATCTCGTTTGTTGTTGACGTAACATAAGTGCCGGTTGATCCAGTTGTGCCAGTTATTTGTGATGAAATTGTTGTAGATGGAGAAACACTATTTGGATCATAAGAATTTGCGCCACTATTTCCTAATGCAAATTCGCCAGCTTTTGGAAACATCAAACACATGGCGCCACTGAAGTTGGCGCCTGCGGTTCCAGTAGAATAATATCTATCATAATTTGGACCGATTATATCACCAACAGCCAGTGTGTATCCAAGTTTTAAATTGCCAACAGCATTAACTGTCATTGTTGTACCAGAAAATTTTGCTTGTATGTATCCAATAGATTCATACTTTACTACTTCTCTGGAATTAACTAGAGTATCGGTACCAGATGTGTATGTGTTTGCAAGTGTTATGGTTGTTAATTTTGTTGCATCATAAGATAATCTGATGTAATCGAGGTCGCCATAATCGTTATGTATTTTACTGTAAGTGTCTGAACCTGCAGCAGTTCCTACTCGAGCATATTTTGCAGAAGGATATGTTCCATAGAATACTGTGTTTGCTGTATCGCAACCTACACTTAAATGTGCTGTCGTATTGGCCAAACCTCTAATGATATTATCTATATCAGTTCTCATGGTGGTAACGTTAGCCGTACTGTTCATTCTATATCTAACTAACATTACTGGTCTCCTTGTGATACTGATTGTACTTCTGTATTTGCATCAGGTACTGGATCAGGAATTATTGGTTCTTGATAGCTTAAATCTGCGACCTGAATAAATTTTACAGACTCTAAATTTTCAAAACTATGAAAGTAATATGTACCAGCTGGTACTTGAGTAACAGCAGTTTGAATTTGTCCGTTACCGTGTTCGGCCACAAATTGTTCGGTAATATATGATAAAGGTGATTCACCATCAGGAACATTACCTGTAAATTCATAGACATAACCCGAATAAATTGAAAAAATTTGTTTGAAATAGTAATTTGTCATAGTCTTATATTTAGGTGTTTGTATATTTAATTCTAACAAATAAGTCTGTTGCGGATGCACCGTTCACATCTAAAGTTAGATAGTCGGTAGTCGCCAAACTTACACTTATATTTGCCGGAGTCATAACAGTTTGATTCTGAGTAATGGTAAATGTATTACCTATACTTGTTCCATTTTTCTTAATAATGTACGTGAAATTACCAGAAGTGGCCGCAGTTGATAAATTGGCATATACTGTAGTTAATGACATTGCTCTAGGTGGATAAAACCTACTTGTGCCTGTGTATGGTGAAGTGATTGCACCTGTCATTGTCAAACTTATATATGTATCTACAGATGAACCGCCGCCAGTATTGGCAGCATTGTAAGCCGAATTTGCTCTAGCAAAAGCTGCGTTAGCAAAGATTGCACCAGAATTGGCTGTTACAAAGGAACCATTGGCAAAACTGGCTGCTGAGTTGGCAGTTATAAAAGAACCATTAGCAAAGATTGCACCAGAATTGGCTGTTACAAAGGAACCATTGGCAAAACTGGCTGCTGAGTTGGCAGTTATAAAAGAACCATTAGCAAAACTTGCAGCTGAATTGGATGTTGTGAAGGCACCATTAGCAAAACTGGCTGCCGAATTGGCCACAGTAAAAGAACCATTAGCAAATGAACCTGCTGAGTTTGCAGTGTTATATGCATTGTTGGCTTGACCTCTTACCCATGTGTCTGTAGAATTGTTTGCTTGAGAAAATGCTGCGTTTGCCTGTATGAAAGCTGCATTTGCTGTTGCTGATGCTTGTCCTGCATCGGTAGGAACTCTTGTCCATGTACCATAAGTGGTACTATAGGTATATGTTATACCATTTACTGTGGCCTGTTGGCCATTTGTTGGACTGGTTGGAAATGCCATTTAAAATATCTCTGTTGTATTATGAATATTTATTAGAACGTAATGGAGCCTGAAGCATTAAATACATAAACTCTATAACCACCTGCTACTGTGTATGTTGGTGAACCTGATGTTGCTGTAACTGCCGGATTAGAATCTGCAAACCGTATGATTACAATACCAGAACCACCTGTAGTGGCACTACCACCGCCACCGGCACCACCGCCTGTATTAACTGTGCCATTTTGTTGACCGCCATTGTTACCAGCGCCACGTCCGCCACCACCAAGACCACCTGCACCACCTGCGTAAGCGCTAATATTTTCTACACCGCCACCACCACCGCCTGCATAATAGGTTGATGTTCCTGATATATTAAAAGATAATCCAACACCGCCAGCTGCGCCATTACTATTTACTGTACCTGATGCACCAGCACCACCTGCACCACCACCTGCACCAGCACTTGCAGATGCTGCGTTGAATCCTGTACCGCCACCATATCCTTGTCTAGGAGGACCAACAGTACCTGCGCCACCTGCATTTGACCCATGACCACCGCCACCACCAGAACCACCATCGCCACCAAGACCACTGTAAGTGGCATAATAACCACCACGACCACCACCTATTGCAGTAATTGATGTGCCGACAATTGATCCATCAGATGCAACAAAAGAAACTGATGATGGACATGTAATTAAACTGTTTGAACCGCTTGCATTTGTGCCTCCGCCAGCACCAACTGTAACAGTATATGCTCCAGCTGAAACTATTATGGTACCATACAGTAATCCACCAGCACCGCCGCCTCCCGAATAATTAACGGAACCTCCACCACCTCCACCACCTGCAACAATAAGTGCTTGTATGTTGATTCTTGGCGCAGGCCAATTGCCTGCAGCTTTAGCTATTCTTTGGTCATCAGCAGAGTATACACCACCACTAGAACTACCTAATATTGTTTGTGTTGTACCTATGATACCAAAATTACTTCTTGTTCTCATTTTAGATAGTAATTAATTCATAACCCGCTGACATGTGTATTGCTGAGTTTGCGCTCACAACAGTTTGCAACACATCATTTTCTTCCAAATAAATTGGACTATCTTTACCTAATAAAACTAATGTTGAATTTGGAGGTACGTTAACTTTTGCACCTAAGAAATATGTTGTGCCACTACGATTGATTATTGCATTAGCAGAAACCACATCTGAGTTATTATAGTTTGTAAAAATTATTGAATTTAATTTTACAACTGTATTAGCTGAAACAGTAATAACATTTGATGATACGGTTGTACAGTTTGCTGTGGCAGTCTTGCCTGTTATTGTATTTGCACTGATTAAATTTGGTGCGGCCATTTTATCCTCCGAATACTAATGAATACCCAACAACCCTGGCATTATTTGTGGAACTTGTTGTTGAAGATGCAGTAGTTGTGTTTGAAAATGTTGGTGATACTATATCTACCCAATTGTTACTTGTGCCATCGTTTATATATTCATAAAGAATGTCTGTTGCAATTATGTACCATTGGTCTCCCACTTTCGGACTTGTTGGTGCAGTGTTTGATGCAGTATAGGTGATGCCTGCTCCACCAGTATTTGCTTTTAAGAAGGCTGCATTAGCAGTACTGTATGCATTGTTGGCTTGGTTTCTCACCCATGTATCTGTGGAACCTGTATTTGCCTGAGCATAGGCAGCATTAGCCCTATCAAAAGCACCATTAGCAAAACTGGCCGCAGCATTTGCAGTTACAAAAGCACCGTTAGCAAATGAACCTGCATTGTTTGCTTGTAAGAAAGCACCATTTGCAAAAGAAGAACCTGTGTTTGCAACTCCATAACTGGAATTAGCCCTATCGAAAGCACCGTTAGCAAACGATGCAGCTGCATTGGCTGTTATGAAAGAACTGTTCGCAAATGAGGCACTAGAATTAACAGAAGCAAAGGCACCATTAGCAAATGAGGCTGCATTGTTTGATTGTTCGTAACTTGAATTTGCTCTTAAGAAAGCACCGTTAGCAAATGTTGCACCGGAGTTTGCGGTTGTAAATGATGCATTAGCAAATGTTGCACCGGAGTTGGCTGAATTAAATGCGTTGTTGGCCTGTGTTCTAACCCAGCTGTCGGTTGCATTATTGGCTGTATTGAATGCCGCATTAGCTCTATCAAAGGAACCATTTGCAAATGCAGCTGCCGTGTTTGCTTGGCCAAAGGCTGCATTAGCCCGTACAAATGCATCACTTGCAGTTGTATCATCTATAATAAATGGTTTTATTTTTAATAGTGACATTTTTTATTGAAGTGATATCTCTTAAATGTTTTCAATCTTTTTTACTTTTTCCCAATAATCTTCTGGACATGTTTGTGCTGAATTGGGATCATGCTGTTCTCCATAAATATCTTCAACCACTTCCCCATCAATATTTCTTAAAGCAAATACACAATAATAAATTGTGTCATCTTCTAAAGCAACAATTTTATGTTCTTGTTCTTTTTTAATAATAATAAAAGTTGGTGCGGTGAATTGTTTTGGTTCTTTACCTTCAACAGTAACTTCTACTTTACCTTTTGTTAGTAACGTTACATGGTCAAAAAAATGTTTGTGGCCAGGAGCTTTATCTTCCTTTCTTTCCAAAACATGTTGTCTAACCCAAATGTTTCCAAAATAACCAAGTTCATGCGATGACATAATAATATAAACCTTTTAAACAGTTACTACTGGTGTTGATTCTCCGTCAGAGATATCTTTCCATGAAAGTGTTTCTTCATCCCAACTATACACTTTACCATCTGTAGGCATAGCGACTGGCGCAGTCCACAAACAAGTGTCTTCTACTAATGTCCAACTATTATATGGTTTAGGTGGTATGAATGCATCACGACCTGAGTCATAAGTATATCCTGTACCAGCATAATTCTTTCTCAATGGTGTTCCACCTAATGTGTGTACACCGGCATGTGTGTTGTAACTTGTTTGTACGAAAGAACTAGGTTCTCCGAATAAACCTGTATCAATCACATCTTGTTCTATTACTAGAACTTTTGTTACGATGTTGTTTTCATCTATTTGTGCGAAATGTGCCATTTTTACCTCTTAAGAAATTCTATATTTAACAATTACAATACCTGAACCACCAGCTTTTGCACCGCTGCCATTCCAGCCTGCGCCGCCACCGCCACCCATGTTAGCTACACCAGTTTCATCTGCTCTACCGGCACCTTGGCCACCAATTCCTCTGTATCTTTCATAGTTTTGTCCATATCCACTATTAATTCCAATACCGCCGCCGCCACCAACAAATGTAACTGTGTTTCCTTTTATCATAAAATATTGTGGAGGTCCACCTCCACCACCTACATCACCACCAAGGGGACTTCCTCGGCCTGCTGCACCAGAACCACCGTGTGAATAATAATTGCTACCTGATGTACCTGTTTGGAAACCATTGCCACTGATAGAATATATCCAACTGGTTTGTCCGCTTTGTGGATTTGATCCACCAGTCGATGTTACACTTATGCCTGTTCCGATAAAAGAAGATGATGTTGCAGTACCAACAGTCCCAGCTGCTTGGCCACCACCAATTGTTACTGTGTATGTTGCTGCTGCTAAAGTTGCTAGTGCTGAACCCTCAACAGCTATATCTCTAGTAAAAAGATTTGAATTTTCTGCACCATAATATT